GAAAGACAATACATTGATAAGCTACCTGTAGTTCCAGAAAAGCTAAGTGTCTGTGAAGACAGCGTACTTGTTAAAGACAGCAAAGAAGGCTGGGCCGATGCTGTGAGAACCGTTTTCACGATGATCTACAACGGTGCACAGATTCCGCAATTTGATTACAGATTAATCCGACCAGCTGGAGCTAGACTAGAGACCTTTGGTGGTCGGGCATCAGGACCCGAGCCTTTGATGGACTGCATCAATTTTATTATCAGGACAATGAAAGAGTCTCGGGGTCGAAAACTGAACTCTTTAGAGTGCCATGACATCATGGGATGGATTGCCAAATCAGTCGTATCTGGCGGTGTCAGAAGGTCAGCAACGATCAGCCTCAGCAACTTTTCTGATCAGAGAATGCGTCACTGTAAAGATGGTGAATTTTGGAAAACGAACCCACAAAGAGCACTGGCTAATAATTCGGTTGCTTACACTGAAAAACCAGACAGCGTAAATTTCATGAGAGAATGGTTAAGTTTGGCTGAAAGTGGAACTGGTGAACGAGGTATAGTGAACCGTCAGGCACTAAAAAAACGTGCCCAGTACATCGGTCGGGCACAGAATGAATTTGGAGTTAACCCATGTGCTGAGATAGCACTCCAGAGCAAGCAATTTTGCAACTTAACAGAGGTTGTGGTTAGGGAAACCGACAACATACATTATCTCAAGTATAAAGTACGTCTAGCAACCATTCTAGGCACCATACAGGCCACAAATACGAATTTCCCTTACCTCAGGCCAGAGTGGAAACATAACACTCAGGAAGAGGCTTTATTAGGTGTCTCATTGACTGGCATTATGGATAACGAAATCATGTCGGGCCGAGACAAGGATTATAATCTCAGGCAAGTTCTCCAAGAGCTAAGACAAGAAGCTCGGAAAACTAATCAGGAATATGCCAAAAAGCTCGGAATAAATGTCAGCAAAGCTATTACTACCGTTAAGCCTTCAGGCACTGTCAGTCAGCTAGTGGACTCAGCCTCAGGTATTCATCCTAGATACTCTCGGCATTACATTAGAACCGTCCGAGGGTCCAACACTGACCCAGTGACAAAGCTCATGAAAGATGCTGGTGTCAAATATGAACCTGATGCAATGAATCCCGATGGAACCACTGTTTTCAAGTTTCCGAAAAAGTCACCAGCTGGATCTGTGTTGACCAGAGACTTATCAGCTATCCAGCATCTGGAAATATGGAAAACATATGCTCGATACTGGACCGAGCACCAGCCGAGTATCACTGTGATGGTCAGGG